CTTCTTCGCCTTTATCAAGACCAAGTGCTACCAATATTTGTTCTTTTAAATCCATTTTTTGTTTTTTAGGTTCTATATATAATAGAAAGGTTAGTTACTTGTTTGATTTTGTGATTATTTCATTAAGTGCTTTGAGTATTTCTTCGGTAGTTGGTTCTGATTTTTGCATAGCTTCATACTTTGAAGTGAAAAAACCTTCTATTGAAAGACCTCGAATATCACCTGATTTCACCTTATTCCAAAGCTCATCATTTGTTATGGACATTTTGACCATCCAAGATCCTGAAGGTAAATTATAACCATAAAGACTAGACTTATCTAATTTAGGGTCTTCTATTATCCAAGATTCAACAGTTAGAACGCCTGAAACTCTGTCTTGGTGTTGATATGTAGCTTTGTGGTGATTGTTATTTTTTAAGTAACTATAAGCACATTTCTTAACTGTATCTTTACTAAAATACACATAGTAGTCAGAATCCGTATCAGCATCATACCTATAGATATTTTTATCAGGTATTAAGGCAGGAGAAATTATTTCTCTTTTTTCAGAATCTATCTTTGCTAAAGTTAAGTTGTTTTTAGCCTTACTCATATAGACCATATTTTCTTCTATGGCAGGAGCTGACACAAGACTTATAGCATCTATTGCTAAAGATTCATTTGATTCATCGATAACAAGCTCAACTATAGAAGTAGTCTTTTCTTCTTCATAGTAGTCTTTATTGTCGGCTTCACATTCAGCTATAGAATCATACTTACAGCTTCCTGTCTTTCCCCATTTAAATTTTCCGTCTGAACATTCTTCGCAAGGCATAGTATAGTCTTTTTTATATAATAGAAATTAAGTTCTTTTATTTGATTTTAGATTGTAGCTCTTCTTCTTATATTAGCTAGCTGGTTTTGACTGTTTGTCATTGAATCTGTAAGTACAAATGCCTCTACAGGTTCAGGTGCTACCCCTCCTGATATATCAAAAGCTCCTGACATCATTTGTGGTGCAGGTGTATTAGTTGTTGGTGGTGTTGGTTGCGTTCCTCCAGGTTTTCCACCACTTGCAATCTTAGCTATATTCATAGCGGCAAATGTTCCTGCTAGTGCCGCCATAGTTATAGGATAAGCACCAAAAGAACTTGCTGTAGCGGCAGTATTTGCATTTGCTGCTGTAAATGCATTCTGTACTCCTTGAACTCCTGAGATAGTGGCTTGTGCTATTGCTGCTGCTTTTGCTAAAGCTGTTCCTTCTCCCGCCGCAGCTCCTAAAATTTGAAGTCCTTGATTTGCCATATCAATTTGCATATCCACTTTTGATTTTTCAATATCTTTCTTTTTCTTAGCTGATGCCTCATCAGCATCCACTTCCATTATTCTATATTTTTCGGTAACTTCAAATAGTTCAGCCTGTTGGTTTTCTTCCAATTCAACTACTGATTCTCCTAGTGCTTTTTTGCCTTCTATTATTGCAAAATATTTATCATATATAGCATTTGTTTCTTTATCTTGTGCTTCTAATTGTGATTCGTTAAATTTATCTAACAATTCTGCTCCATCTATAATTAACTTATTAAGTCTATCTTGTTCTAAGTCTATCAACTCTTGGATTTGTTTCTTTTCAGCGTCAACCCTATCTTGAACAGCTTTTGCCTCTGCTTTTATTCCGTCTTGCCTTGTCTTTTCTCTTGCTCTTTCTTTTGTAGCTGCTTCAACCTTTAAAGTTTCAAGCCCTGTAGTTAATCTTTTCTGCATAGAGAAACTAGCCGTTTCCATATTTATTAGCTTTATCTTTTCTTGGTTTAACTTTTCCAAATCTTCAGACATACTTTCCCCCATTCCAACCTCCTGCCTAGTAGCTTCAACTTTTTCTTTTTGTAATGCTAAAGATTTTGCAGTTATTCTTAGTTCTTCATCATTTGCTTTCTGCAAAGCAGTCATTCTTTCTTCTAAAGTTTTTGTTTCATCTTCTGCATCTAATCTAGCCTTTGCAATTATTTTATTTGCTTCAGCTCTTTCAAGATTTAATCCCCTTTCACTATCTGCTATTCTTTGAAAGGCTCTCTCTAATTCCATAGCTAGAGTTAGCTCTTTTTTTATCTCATCTCCAATACCTGTTAAAGCTCCTTTTACATCATTTACAGCACCTTTGAAATCTCCTGAAAATACTTTTGCAATAGCACCTCCAATAGCTGAAATCCTGTCTGTAATAACTGCTATAGCAGCTCCAACTCCTGCAAATGCTGTTTCTAAAAGTTCTGCTCCTTTTTTTGTCTTAGTTAGAAAAACCATTAGAGAACCAATAAGGACTACAAAAGCTCCTATACCTGTTGAAATTAAACCTGCTTTAATAGAACCGAACATTCCTTTTGCTGTAACTGCTGCTGAAGCAAAGCCTGCCTTTACTCCATTTAAAGAAATACCCATAACTTTGAACTCTCCTGCTGCTGACTTTGCATCTTTTCCTACGTCCCCTATATTAGATTTTACATTAAATGTAGCAGTTTCTGTTGTGTTTCCCATAGTTTTATTTTTATAAGGTTACTCCTGTTTTAATTTGTGTGATACTTACATTCATACACCACTCTAGTATCATATTTGTTTGACCTCTGCAAGATAACTTTAAGATTGATCCTGCTGCACCTCCTGTTTCAGCTAATATTCTCCAATTAGTTACAGTTCCTGAAGTCTTGATTGTATCTCGTTCCCTTTGTATAGTAGTTGTTCCTGACTTATTAATTATAACACCCCTCTCTACATAAGAACCATAATCACCAACCGCACCTGCTCCATTAGAACCACCTGTTCTAACTACTACTGTTTCAGCGTGAAAATATATGATTGTATTATCAGGTATAACAAACCTTACTCCTGTTTCATTATTTAAAGAACTAGAAACTGATGAGTTACTTGTAGTTTGGGCAGCATATATACAGCGAATGAATTGTCTTTGACCTAATATATCACCATTACTATTTCCCCCTAATACTATAGAATTACTTGCTGTAGCTTCACCTAAAAATCCTGATACGTTTGCATTGTTTATTCCATTAGCTATTTCATTTCTACTTCCTGATATAATACTATTTCTTGAGAAACCTTTAACTGTATTGTTCTCACCTATTACTAAAGTATTGTTTGTTCCTGTTTCTGTTGAATTACCCTTACCTAAAGACTTGTTATTTTCATTTGCAACAGCTATGTTTAGATTTGTATTGTTTCTGAAAGCAGAGCAAGTTCCTGTTGCTTGATTATAGGTATATCCATAAGCTTCACATTGCATTTGATTAGGTGAAACTTTAATTATTCCAAAGTCATCATAAACTCCTGAAGTAAAAGTTACAATACCTAATCCTGAAACTGATAAAGGTTTGACATTAAAGCCTGTTTTATATTCTATTGATATTTGCCCCATTATGGTATAAGTATAAATTCTACTGTTGCTAAATCGTTTGGTTTGTAGTCTATCTTGTTTACTCTAAATAATCTATTCTTAATGTATACGGTAAAATTGAATGAAAATGTATTGATATCAGCAGGACTTAGATTGACTTTAATAGTCATAGTCCTTGTATCAGGATTATAAAGTTCGTTAAAATAAGGCTCCCAATATATGTTAAATAAATTATTTACTGTTCCTCCAACTACTCCACCTACTCCTGGCATTAATTGACAAATACCAAAATGGAAATCTCTTGATGCCGTTACTACAGGAACATCTGATAAATGACTAAACTGTAAAAAATTAAATTGATTCTCACTACCTAATCCATTCTGTGCAGGGATATAATAAGAAGAACCTGTACTTTTGATTCCGTTATTATACATTATTCTAGGTGAGTTTTCAAATCCTTCCCATTCATCTTCCGAACCCCTAGCATAAACTGCAGGAGTTATAAATTGAGTAAATTGACTCATTAAAGGCTTGACTATTGTTGCTGCAAAAGGTTCTGCTACTATTTCTTCTTCACCATCTAGAATATTAAATGAGTCTCCTGCATTACTTAATTCACTTCCGTATAAATGACCACCTACTAGATTCTTATATTGATTAAAAGAATAGTCATCATCATCTTCTACAAACTTAAACATTGTCTTTTTATTTAAATCTGTCAGAGGTGTTAGCTTTATTTGAGAAACATCTATCTTGTCTGTCCAATCTAACTGAACACTATTTAAGTCATAGAAATTAGGGTTATTAATATCAGTGCTTGGAAGGAATATATTTCCGTAAGGTTCTATCTTTATATTGTTAGGGTTATCTTCATCAGGCAAGGTTACTAAGTTAAACATTGTAAGCAACCCTTTTAAGAAATCCCATTGTCCTAACTCTCCTCTTGATGTATTTAAAGATGCTGATGTAACATTAATATTAGATACATTAAATAAAGCTTCAGATACTTCACTTTGGTTTTGCCGTGTTGATGTATCCCCATCAAATTGTGCTTTTAAAGTGTCGTTTTCTTGAAGTATAATTAAAAATGAACCAACCCAATTAGCAGTACCATTACCTAAAACTGATGCGTTTTGTATAGTTATAGACGAAGCATTAAAAGATGTATTTCCTAAGGCATTTGTGAGTCGCCATCTACAATCAACTACTTTATCAAAAAGGCTAATATTTTCAAAACTAAAGTTATAATACACTGCATACATTTCATTATCTGTAGTAGCTGTAATAGTATATGTATTTGTATCATAATTTGGTGGTAAAGTAGAACCTACTGCTCCACCTGTAACTCCCTCAGGAATTAATCTTAATGCTTTAAAAGAATTATTTCCTACATTAGCTGCAGCTCCTGCACTATAATCCCAAGTCGCCTCATATGAAGTATTAATATTAGAAAAATTATCAGCTCCCCAATTAAAGTCCATATACAATTTCTTGAAGTCTGAAGTGTTAAAGAAGTCACTTTCATAAGTAAAAGGAGAATCTTTAAATATCCTATCTATTAAATATTTAATATTAATGAAAGGTCTAAATGCTGTTTCTAAAGTAGGTAGCTGAGTATTTCCGTGTGTAGGCCCTGGACCCCCTCCTGGATTATCAGCTACTATAAATTGATGATTCCAATCTACAAAAGGGTATTTTACAGTTTCAAAGTTTGTTCTAAAGCCTGATGTACTTGGGTTTAAATAAGCAATAGGAGTTGTTTGTCCTGGCGATCCATCATTCCAACTGTCTTTAATATTGTCTTTATTATAAACGTGTTCTAGTTCTTCAAAGCCTAAAGCTCTAAAGTCTAAGTCTTTTAAGTAGTCTGCTAAAGCTATTACTTCTGAATAAAGATTTACGTTATAACTTATCTCTCCATTCTTATCAGTTACATCTAAGAGCCTTAAATACCCTTCAAAGAGAATGAATCCATCTTGCTTCAAAATACATTGAGTTCTTCTATAAGCGTTAAAAATAATACCATCTTCAGCTCTTGTTATTTCAAAGACTTGGTCAAATATTTTATTATTCCTTTTAGTTGCAGGTAAGTTAAAAGCCTTTGAATAAGACTGGACTTTCTCAGCTACATTTTTAAAATCATCAACACTAAGAGTCAAAGGCAAATCCTCCTCTTCATATAGGTCGCAAATAACTTGACCGTCACCATTAACAATATTAACTAATTGAGTAGCACCTATTACTGAGATTAATTGAATAAGATTAGTTTCTACTGTATCAGAAGCAGACCAAAATAAGATAGTTGGATTTGTAATTGTAGCTGTAAATGAAACAGTAGCAATCAGATTATTTGGAAAAATAAAGGTATTTAAAGCTCCATTAACATTACTTACTGACAATCCAAAATAACTATTTGCAGATAATGCTCCATTAATCTGAATAGTAACATCGTAAACTTGACCAACTATTAAATTTGTCATCTGTTGGTAAATTCCTGTAAATATATCGATGTCTGCTACTTGACTAAAAAATAAAGTATTAAAACTATCACTAGGATAATTAGCAGAAGCATCACTCTTAAATTTGTACCAAGTATTAGGTACTGTAGCAGGAGCATTATCTAGAACATCTTGAAAAGGGCTAGTTGCGGCAGTAGTATAACCTGTAGCATTATTAACTCCACTAAAACTAGATCCATTAACAATCATTTCTCCATTAATTACAGAAATATCATTACTAAATCCTTGTACGTTTTGAGGCTGTAATATTAATTGAACGCTCATTATATTGATTGAGTTCTAAGTGTCTTACTCTTTTCCACTTCAAAAGTGTATTGCATAAGTTTATCGTTTGCTACAGTCTTTTTTGTAAAGCTAGAAGTTAGAAGTCTTGTAGGTATTACGTAAGTATTTAAAGCTGAATTTACATTATCGTTTTGGAAGCCTTCTAAGATATATACTTCAGGACTATTTATAAGTTCTTCAAACCACTCTGATTCTGATTCACTAACAAAGTCTGTATTCATACTTATCTTTTCTGTAGCATTTACTCTAAAAGACTTTTTACCTCCTTTATATCCATCTAGCTTATAAACCGCTTCATTCCAAGTTCCTTCAAGCTGTTGGTATGTGCTTCCTTTAGTTGATATAGACTTAGTAGATTTCATATTGAAAGTGTAGTAATCCCAAGTTCCCCATTGATTAAGCCACGTGAGTCTTATTGGTTGGTAACCTTTTAAAGTAGGACAGTTTATGTTTATTCTATAAGTTTGTGAAATATCACTTGCTACTGCAAGATTTAATGTTTGTACTTTATATGTATAATATGCAATATCATCAATATTATCGTTAAAAAGGGTACTCCAATTCCTTAGATTAGCAGGAAATACTCCTGCATATACTAACTTATTATAAGCGTAATCCTCATTGGCATAAGCAAACCCCCCTGTAGCTGTTTGGTCTAATCTAATAGTTTCAAAACTTGTTACAGGATTACCTGTTATTGGAGTTCCATTAGCTTCATAATAATCAAACCTAATCATAGCTGTTCCTCCGGCAGCTGTACCGGTATTTACCTCTATATCAGTTAAAGGGTTTATCATTAATATTGATGTAGTTCCATAATCTTCAATATTAGCATACTGTATAGTTGGTGCATTAGATAAAAACTTTTTAGTATCAGAGGTTAAATCAAAATCGTTTAAATTATAACCGAAATTATTAATATTACCCCCTGTTCCCATATCTAACAAATTAGAATGCTTTAAATAGCCATTGAATAACTTAAAACTTCCTGTATTTGTTACACCTGCTGTTACTAAAGCAGGGGTTAATAAAGAGTTGTCAAAATATTCTATCTTAAATTGTATAGCAAAATAACGAAAGGAATTGTTATTTCCTGAGAACTTATCTATAATGTGAATAGGTGTTCTTAAGTTTGTATTTTCAACTGTTTTAAATGAACTATTATCTCTAGCTTTATTATCTGTACTTACAAAGCTTTCAATGATAGGTCTACAATCAAACATTCCAACCCCTGCATTATTTGGAGTAGTTTTGAATACGCCTACTACATCATCATTATTCGATAGATTTACTTCTAATTCTGAACTGATATGAACTTCAGCTATAAACTTGACTCTAGTATAATCAGGATTAGTAACTACTGCATTATTTGAAACTGTAAAAATTACATCTTGACCTACAGGAAAATATGAATGTTTAGGTTTTTGTTCTATTAGTGTTCCCATTAGTTTACTTGTGTTATTGTTTCTTTATTTAAAGTATTTAATATGTCTTCTTTTATATTACCTAATAATTCTTTACCAAACTGTTTTAATCCAAGTCCTAAAGGCTTTTGGAAAAAACTAAGGCTTTTTATACCATCTCTTTTTATTGCTCTACCCATTATGAAAGCTAATGACATATTACTTATAAATCTTCCTGTCTTTTTATCTCTACCTTTTATACCTTTCATTTTTATCCACTTAGATAATATATCAGGTGGAGGTTGTTTTGTAGTATATTTAAAAGGACTTTTAACAACCTTTCCTGTATAGTCTTTAAAAGATTGTGACTGCTTATTTCCTGAAACTCCTTTATCTACAAATTGACCATAGTTAGACATAGAGAATTGTACAGTAAACCCATCAGAAGTTGTTATTACTTCAAACTTAATAGAATTTTCTAGCTTTCCACCCTTTCCTGCCTTTTGTAAGTTACCCTTAGAACGATTGACTACTTGTTTACCAAAGCTGTTTAAGTACCTTTTTATATTGTCAGTATTCACTATTCTAATCCAACGAAAACTTCAACTCTAGCAGTAACTGCTGTTGTTGGTTTTATCTGTAAGGAAGCTAAGTCTTGCATAGTTCCAAAAGAAGGTGAAGTATCTGCTTCAGCTAAAGCTAAGTCTGCCCCCTGACAAAGGATATGTGATTGACCTGCCGTAAGTATCACTTGGTAATTTGAAGCTGTTGTAACTACTGCTAGTTCAATGTCTACAGCTGTTTCCAAGTTAGTGATTCTGACATATTTAGTTTTTGCTACATTAATAGCTCCTGCTGAAGTTGAAGGTAGCGTATCAAATACTGCTACTGTAGTTACTACACTTGCTGTACAAGTTACTATTCTTTCAAATACATCATTGATTCCCGCAGTAGTTACTGCAATTGTAGAGCCTCTAAGACTTCCGTTTAGTGATACTGTTTCCTGAATTGTAGTTGTTAGTGTTGCCATTTTTATTATAAGTTAATTGTTATTTTAAATTTTTTCCATCCTATCTGTATTGTTAGCCATCCTATTTTCCATTTCATTAATACCCAGCTCCAAGCTTATCCACAGGAATATCACAAGTCTGAAAGTCGTTCTGTACTAAGACTCCTATATTGAAAACATAACCACAGCATAAATTATCAAACCTTTCTTGGAATGGTTCTATTGTAAATTGGTCTTGTGTAAAATAGATAGGTGAATTAATATCATTAACACCTGCTATTGATTGCCTTTCACTATGTCTAAGCATACCAATAAAATCAGTTACTATTTGTAATGTTTCGTTAAATACATCTTGCTCATTGCTTAATGTCTTATATAACTTAGGGAAATCAGCAGCAGTATTGTTTATTGTCCAATTATCCTTTTCCGTTACCATATCCATTATGAATATTTGGAAGTTGTAGACAAGCTGACTATCACCAGTCGTAACTGAAGTCGGATTAATATGCAGTAATGGAAATTTAGTTTCCTTTTCCAAATCGATTGAAAAAATATCTCCTACCGAAGTTGTTTTTATTTGCTTGTGATACTCACCTAGTCTTAATAGAGTATTGACGACATTATTATAACTTTTATTTCTAACCATTTCTTTTTACTTTATTTTGAGAGTTTAAATCTGTTTCATAACTTAACCAAGTCAAACAATTTAAAAGACTAAGCTTTGTAATACTTTCCAACTTACTAATATCTTCACCGCACAATCTGTGCATAACTCCAAACCATCCCCAAGAACTTGCGAAATCTTGTGTTGCTATAGCTTCATCATTTCCTTCTGCTTCTGAATCGAATATAATTGCAAAATCTCGCACAATAGTTTCCCTAAATGATAAAAAAAAACCATCGCACTTTGTACTTGTTCTGCTGACATCTTTTTCATTTCTTCTGCTCTCATCCTTATATCACCATCATAAGGTTCTATGATATAAATTTTGTTTTTCTTTTCTTTGATAGGACGATAGAGTACAGACATCAGATCAGGTAATCTTTTCTCTATTCCTTTTTTGATAAATGTTTCAATGTCGGCATACTCACCGAGCGTAAGTGAATCCAAATCAGGATGGAATCCATATTCAATACCATTAATCTCTATTATCCTTTTAAGCTTAGTATCTTGTTTAGCTTGAAGCTCAGAAATCCAATTCAACATTACTGCTACATCCGATAATGAAAGTGCTTTTATTAACTTCTTTGGAATATCAGATAATTCTTTTATTGTTCGGGCAGCATCTTCAGAATTTATATCCGAATCAAATGTCATTAATTTTAACCAAGATTCTAATGTAACATCATTCCAACTTTTAATTAAATTGAACGATTCTGTTTTCCCTTCTTTTTTAATTTTAACTTTCATACACTATATAATAGAAATTTGTTGTTTTTAGTTTAACGATTTTTTTTACTGCACAAAATACCTTCCAAAGTTACTATCTATCTCATAAAACATTCTCATAGCTAAAGCATCAGCATAATCAGGAGAACGACCTAGAATAGACTTGACTGTATCTTTAGGAATTATCTGTAGTTTATTATCTTTATCTGCGTCCTTAGTTCTGACTTGCTCTAGCTCCTCAGTTATGTAATTCTTAACATTTACATCTGAACAACTTACTCCTATCTGTCCTTTGTTTATTTGGTCTGCTAATTTGTAATAGCATTGAGTTTTTAGGTTCTGATAGTTCTCACCTTTTATAGGTCTTGCATTATTTGTAAATCCTTGACATCTTAAGTAATCCTTCACACCACCACCTACTCCGTCCTCATCTACTATTATATTCCTAAGATTAACTCCATTCTCTTGTTGTAGTTTCTTAATCTCGTCCACAACCTCATTTACAGCCGATTTGAGGATAGTTCTTATATATCTAATGTGTAACCCTTGCCAAAGCATTATGACCGTCTTATCGCTTCCAAAACGTGCTACATCACAAGTTATGTATTTATCACCTTCTATTCCTTTCTGACTGAACATACTCATTATAGAGTTGTAGTCAATAAGACTATCAGCTGTTGCGTCATATTCCCAATTACCAAATAAAAGTCTTTGCTTACTTAGTTCGTCTAATTGAGATAGCTGAGTTTCGTAATGCTTAGAGATATAGTTATTATCTATCACTAAAGATTGAATGAACTTTCTGTAATGTTTTATTGTATTGTCTTGAGCAGGTCTGTAATACTCTGAGTACACCCAATTCTTTGCAGGGTTGCAAGTCATAAGCATCTTAGGTATTAAGCCATTCTCGTCAAGCTTGTATCTAAGTCT